TCCTGCTTCTCCAGTAAATGCCTGTTGCAGTCTCATATGTGATTGTTCTAATGATGCTGCAGCAGCAACAGCGTTTTGCTGCTCTACTGAAAGATAGTTGGTTTGTTCACCTAATATCTTGGACTGTCCAGTTACCCTTAAGAATCCATTACGAAGTAGCATTAACCCTTTAATACCGTTTGCAACAAAGTTAGCCATCAAACCAATTGTCATTAGGATAACTGGTGCCAAGCCTCCTAGATACAATGTAACTTTTGCTATTGCTTTCTTTGTAGATTCTGGCAAACTATTAAACCAAGTTAAAAGACTATTTAATTTATCTAAAAGTGGTGTGACTATTTGTAAAAATACTTCTCCAACTGGAGCAAGAGATAGTTTAAGTTTTTCTACAGAAGCACGGAACTTATTCATTGCGCTATCTGCGGTTAGCCCTAATTCTTTTTCTGCTAATGATGCAAGATCTTCCATTGAGGCAGAGGCAAGGTCTAGAACACGAGAGGCTTGATTTCCATCTCTAATTACGTTATCAAATAGTGCAGACAAACGTGCTTGCTGGAATTTACCAAATAGTTGCTCAATAGCTCTTTGTCTTTGTAGATTTGAAAGACCATCTAATGCCTTAGCAAATTCTACCACGGTAGCTTTTAGATTTCCAACATTACTTTCTACAATTCTGTCAATATCAATGCCCATATCACTGAGCATTCCCTTTGCTTTATCTGTTGGATTGATAAGAGATGCAAGACCAGACTTTAATGCGTTAGCGCCTTCTGATGCATTAATGCCGCCTTCTTTCATAGCAGCCATAAAGAATGCTAGATCTTTAATGTCACCGCCAAGTTCTTTAACAATTGGCGCTGCTTTTGGAATAGCAGTTGTAATATCATCAAGCGAAACAACAGTTTGGTTTTCAACAGCGTTAAGGAAGTTGATTGCATCTGCTAGCTCAGTAGATGAAATCTTAAATGCATTCTGTAATGAAATGGTTGTCTCTAGGGCCTTTTGCTGATCAACTTGACCAAGAACCTGAAGTCTTGTGGCCTGAGAAACTTGTGCTTGTAGATCTGCTCCAGAGAAACCTGCGGCGGCTGCTTCTGCTGCTAGGCTAACTGTATCTGCAACTGCAATACCGTACTTCGTAAATTCCTGTCCAAGCATTTGTATAGATTCAAGAGCAAACTGTGTTTCTTCTGGTGCTGTAAATAAATCTCCATAGACTTTCTTAAACTTAATAGCGGCAGTTTCCATATCCATAAATGTTCTTGTGGCTACCGCTCCAAGCCCCATTAATGGTATTGTAAAACCAACCATAAGCTGGCGACCAGCCCACTGTGTGTTCTTACCAAAATTTAGAAGATTTGTAGATCCTTGTTTTACAAGCTGATTAAAGATAGCTTGCTTTTGTGCTGCCATTTGGGTCTGAGTCGTTAGATTACTCATATCAAGCTTGGTTGGCATAATGGCAATAGCTTTCATAGCGCCATTTGCATCACGGCCCATCTTAATATATTGTGTCTGTAGCCTCTTTACATTTTCTACGGCTACCTTATTTACTGTATCTAATTCAGAAGAAAACATCCTACCAAAAGTTTTGGTGGATGCCATAGAATACCTAAAGTATTCACGCATTGAAAACTTATTACGCTCTAAAGAATCTGTAAAGTTTTCTGCGGTTGTTTTTACTGTTCGTAATTCTGCAGAGAAACCACGAATAGCATTTACGCCATTAACAAAGTTTTTCTGCAGATCACGTTGTGCTAATGCAGCAGTATCGCTGCTTTTTGCTACTGAGGTATGAAATCTTGAGATCTCTCGTTGGAGAGCTTTAAGCTGTGCTAATGCACCAGACGTATCTATATTTACGCCAATTTCGGCATTTACATCAGCCAATTAATTCACCTCATCTTAAGTTGTATTACTAAGCAGGGTTGACTACGTCTGGCATTGCGCCAAGCGTTACACCAGATGCAGCCTCAACGATTTTGTAAACTGTAGGTAGATCCAAAAGCTCTTCAAGCTTTGAAAGATCATCTGCAATTTCTGGCTTATATTGCTTCATTGCAATTTGAGCACATTCTACAAGAAGAGTCATAGACTTCTCGTTATCTTCAGCCACTGCCGCAACTCCTTCAAACTTCTTCAAAAACGGACGAAGAAGAGATATTTTTAGAGGACGAACCTTGATCTCTGTTCCATCGATTAGAGATAGTGTTTTTTCCTCATGAACTGTTGTTGCCATTATTTTCCTCCCATATAGGCTAGTATAAATTATATCATAGAAAGGCTATCTTAAATCCTCATATTCTAGCCCCATACCAATACCAAATCCTGCTTGTGCAGCATTTTGTCCTTGTAATGCAAGTATGTCTTTGCTGTCTTTTGCTTTACCCCCGCTGAATACCCTGGCCTTCAAATCTTCCCATTCTTTCTGTCCACGCTCTTCATTATTTTCTATATCCACACCTTGTATTGCTGCTAAGAATTTTTTCTCTTCATAATCTAATTCTCTTCTTCCAGAGATAATAGCCATCAATTCTGGCATAGATATTGAAGACTCTAATTCATCATAATTCTTCCAAATACCAAGGGTAAATATTTCTGATTCTAATTTAACTAGATCTATATCTTCCCAGGAGCTTTTAGAGTCATTCTTTTCTGCTTGTTCTTTTACTGTTTCTGTAGATTCTTCTGTTATTTTTATACCGCCCGCTATTTCTAAAATCTCATGGATTGTGGGCATATCTATGGCATCTTCTATATCTGATGCGGATATGGATAGTTGTGGATAATATTGTTTCATTGCTATTCTTACACATTCAATTAATAATATAATTGACTCGTCATCATCTTTTGCATTATTTATAAGAGAAAAAGTATCCATGAATTGACGCAAGTATTTTATTTTCAATGGCGAAATCTCTATTTCTGTGCCATCAAATAAATAAATGTTTTTAGTTAAATATACTTTAGTAGCCATATAACCCCAACTATATTCTAGCATACAAGAAAGCCCACCCTTGCGGGTGGGCCTCTTAGTTACTAGATAATATTAATTAGCTAGCTGGAGTAAATGTACGGTCTACGATCTTACCGTAAGATCCCGAAGTATCTTCTGGTAGGAGACGGAATGAAACTTCAAACATGGAAGCTTCGTCACGCTTTGCGGAGACTGTTACATTCTCAATAGAAAGAGCACGATATGCTGTATAAACACGTTCAACTGTATCAGAGTTTACACAATCACCAGTTCCTGGTCCAACTGCCACAATTCCACGCTCAACTGGACACTCACCAATTTCTCCTGCAGAAAGATTCAATGATCTTCCAGCGGATGTTGATTTCGTTCCAGATATTTGAGAGTCAGAATAGGCAAGAGCCAAGAGAAGATTTTCAAGTGTAGCCTCAGCAAAAGCTGTTGCGAGATTTACCTGCATACCTTGCTTGTATAGCTTAGCAACGTCAAGAACCTGATCAACCTGTACTTCGCCGAAGTCTGGTTGGAACTGAAGTTCAAGACCGTTCATGGTGTAACCTACGTTTGTGTAATCTGCTTCGTCAGCAAGGGTTTCCTTGAAAGACTCAGATCCTACGAACGCCTCCAATGTGCTTGGAGTAAGGGTTGTATCTGCTACGAAAAGTGCAGCAGCACCAACAATAATGTTGTTGGACGTACCACGAGTATATGCCATTTTTTCACCTCTACTTTCAATAAGTATGTATTAAGTTTTTGGCGGGTTTCCTCATGTCAAGTATAACAGATTTTTATACTATGATTTTGTCATCGCCTGTAAGCTTAGGCTCAGGCCTCCATCCTGCATAGGTTATGGAGTCCCCAACTGCAGGATCTTGAGAGGTTTGATGATAGTCAAATTCAATAATAATCTTATTTCCAGCATAGGTTCTGGCGGTACCAAAATCTATAATGTCTCTGGTTTCTTCTAATTGATATACCCTGAAATTATGGAAATAGAAAATATTATCAATTAGTCCGTCAGGCCCTAGATCTACCCTACGATTTGAACACCAACTATTAATCTCTTCAGCTGATTCATCAAAACGATCTAGCAACCTATATATAATCTCTGTTACCTGAATCATATTTGTTATTGAGTTTTCTTGAGTAGCATAAAAATAATATAACAATTGTTCGCATTTAATATGTGGAAAGCTTTTTCTGTTCATCTTGAACATGCGATCATAGGTAGCCATTACACCATTATTTTCTGCAAATGACTGAGTTAAGTTATCAATTGTAGATGGAGATGTAGGGAAAAATGGAACGCCATCAAATCCTAGACCAGATAGTTTTGACTGAAGATATTTATTTATCCATAAAACTGGTGTATTTAATGCTGTGTCATTTGCCATTATAGATCAACTCCTGCATTTACTATCCATGAATATCCAGTAGAGACTCCTACTGTTTTTCCACCTGCCCTGCCTTTTTGCAAATTCTTTTTGTATATCTCTGGATTATTCAAATATTTATATACTCCACTTGATCTCAAAAATGCTTGAGTAAAATATCTAGAAAAGAATATGTTTACAATTTTTTCAAAACTTCCCTGAACTTGTGGACCACCTGGATTTGTAACCTCAACTGGATTTTTTGTAAATATTGTTTCTCCATTATCTTCAAAAACAAGAACGCTTGATTTCTTAGGGGTAATAGTTACTGGAACTCCCTCTTCCATAATTTTTGCTTTATTATAAAATGGTACAGAAGATCCTTCTTTTATAGTATTTGATTGTTTGAATGAAGAATAAAAAGATAGGCCAACATTACTAACTGTATAGTTAATATCAAACAATCTTGCTTCTGGACTTCCAGTCCTAGACCATTCATATACATGGTGTAGCATCTGTGGATTTGATCTTGCATTAGAATCAATAAAAGTTTCTAGCATCTTTTTTATTCCAACACCCAAATTTCCTAGAAATACACGCTTACCTTTTTTAACACCATCTAGAAATCCCAAGGAATAATTAACAATATTATTCATATCGCTAATAAATTTTGTTTGATTTAGTCTTACAGTTATCATAGGTCAGTGGCCTGATTCTCTGATCTACGAACGACTAGCTTGTAATATTCTATATCTCCAAATGGACCAACAATTGGTTCGTTTGCTGCTATTTCAAATATGGTAGATCTTCCAGATCTTGGTCCAGCAGTTTCTAGATATACAGGAACATCGTCATGTGTTCTTATATTAGTTATAACAACATTTGTTATTGCTTGTCTAGAATATGCAGAACTAATTCTTACGTCGCTTTTTGTTCTACCCAGCAAATTTACATCAATGTTAATTTTAGCGTTTGGCTTAACTTCTTCCTGTCCTGCAGTTCCAACTGGAGCAAAGCTGCACATTATTACTCTATCAAGAACCCATTTCTTTTGAACATTACCATACGCACCCTGATCAACAATAGGATAAAATACATCAGCCTTAAGCGGATATAAGAAATCTGTTGTTAGGCAGGAGTCAATCATTATAATACTCCTGGTTTGCCAATATTCGTTACATACTTGTCTAGGATTTTATCAACTAACAGATTGCCAGTTCCTTCAAACAAACCTTTGTCAAATTGAAGGCGGTACTGATCTGTAGAATAATTCGTTACATATCTCTTATAATAATCAAGCTTTCCACACTTAATATCATTTATAAGCATTGATGCTGCATCTTGAATATCAATTGGAACCACTCTATACCCTGTTTCTAGCAAGAAAATATAATCAACGCCTTGTCCAAAAACTACTCCAGGCTGAACTGTCATAGTGTTTCCACTATCTTCTGTATCAAACATAAAGATTGAATCAGATGCTGCTAGTGCCATTCTTGCTGGCTTGCGTTCTGCTCTATTCATAGCGTCTACGGCTGCAACTGGATCTTTTGTAATAGCGCTTTTATCTTTGGTAATTAAATAATTCCAATCACCTAGAGCTGGACCATCTGTATCATCTACATCATATACGAGTTCTGCATTTTCATAAACTTTTAATACCTTGTAGGCTTTTTCCCAAAGTGGCATATAGTCAGTACCTTGACCCACTGTTTCTATGTACGATGTTTCATAATAGAATCCTCCAGTAACTGAGTCAATGATTGCACGAGCAAGAGACTCGTATCCTTCGTATTCTTTTATCTCACTTGCAGTTGTCCCAAGTGTACTTGGATCAATATAAGGTCTTTCAATATTTAAATTATCTTCAACTACTAAATCCCCGATTTCACTTTCTGGGTATTCATATATTTCTAAATGATAAGACTCATCGTACTTTGAAAAATACTCTGGTAATTGAAATGTTATGACTGAAGCAGCGCTAGATGTTACAACCTCTTCAATACGGACTATATCTCTATCTGAATCTTTTATTATAAGCATATGATCTGCTGACGGAAAAGAAACTTTATAAGATATTGATAACGGATATGGTGGAAGTCTTAGTATGTTCATTTCTTCTTTTTACCGTAAAATTTTGCTACCTCGTCTGGTGTCGCTATGCGAACATCATTACGAAATAACCATTTTTCGGAATCCTCCTTAGATACTATGTTATAGCCTCTTTCAAGGTTCCCCACGCCGTTCCAATGAAGATTTTTTTCTGAATAAAGAGCAACCTTCTCTACTGGTTCATCTTTTTTCTTCATTGCTTCTATTTTTTCTGGTCTTGGAATAAAGGAAAAAATTACTTCTAATATTTCTACCTTTGTGCTTACTCCAAATAAATCTATGTTATTTTTCTTTGCATATGCTTTTAATTGTGGTACTGTTTTCTTTTTTAAATCTTCTACTAGTTCTACTGACATTATTATTTCCTCCACTGCTATTATATCAGAATGTGAATAAGGAGGGTAGTTTTTACGCTACCCTCCTTTTCGGTACTACTATTTAGTTATTAGGAATCAGATGCTGCATCTGCGTAAGCAACTGCATCAAGCTCTTCCCATTGCAAACCGAAGCGGACGAATACTGTGTATTCAATTGTATCCTTCTTTGGCTTGTACTCACGGTTTACCGTGATATCACGCTGGAAGCCCCAAACACGGTTTGCAGGGAATGTCAAATCGACATAATCTGCTGGGTAGTAAGGTACTTCCATGACGTCAACACCGAGAACACGTGTTGTACGTGCTCCACCAAGTGTTTGGCCAACGCCGTCTAGATAATTCTGACGGTTAGCCTGTGTGCTGCCTGGAGTCATTCCAGCAATTGCTTCTGCTACTGCGTCAGCAAGGGTTCCGTTATTTGTAACGATACCCTGGAATGCGTCTGTACCAGCATAGAACTTAAGATTGCTCTTAATTGCACGGTACTTACGTGGCATTGCAAGAATAATATCCTGCATTACGGCTGGTGTCCACTCGTCATCAGAGACAGTTACGAGAGCTTCGTGAGCATCTGAACCATCTGTGACTTTGTGTACGAAACCTTCCATGATTGAGAGGAAGTTGCCTGTTGATCCATCACCATTGATAGCGAGATCTTCGATATCATTAGCAAATGCGTTTGTCATAAGACGAACGAGATGATCTTCAAGGGCACCTCCTTCAATATTGTCTTCAAGAGACTCTGTAGAAACTTCCCAATCAAGACGAATCTTCTTGGTTGTAAGCTCTACCTTGGTAAATGTTGCGCCAGCATTTGTGTATGTGCTGTCAGCTTGTGCTGCTGCACGGATTACACGCTCACCTACGTTGACCTTTTCGATCTCCATGGTGTTTGCTCGCATTGTAACTCTACGACCATCCTTGGCGAGAACTGTTGCATCCCACACGTAGTCGATGAAGCGGCGAGCCTGCTCTGGTGCTAGAATACCACCAGGTGTTCCAGTCGGATTCACTGCGTTTGGACCTGTTGTTACACCAAAGTTTGCTGTAGCAATATTTCCAAGTGAATCTGCTGGTGAAAGGTTACCCGAAGGACCTGTTACTGTTGCACTTCCAACGCCACCAGATGCTAATGCACCTTGTCCGTCATGATTGTGAGCCTCAGATGTTCCTGGGTAATTCTTTACGATTTCTTGTTCCGACATATTGTTCACCTCCTAGTGAATTTATGTTAGTTAAATAGGTCGGCTGTTTTGAGGAAACGTCCGCCCCATAGGGATTTTTGAGCTTTCATTTCTGGAAGCTCCTGCACGATCTCGCCTAGATCGCCAGATTTGCGGAAAGC